GCCGAGGCCGTTTGAATCCCGGTGTGCCGGTCGTCAGATGCATCTGACGACCGGCGCATCGGAAGCTTGACAAAGCGTCTTGGCACACGTATACCCTTGTTCTCAGTGTGCCAAGTGACACCGTCACTTGTTTGTCTCTCTTTTCTAAAGGAGGTTGGTATGAGACCGCTGTCTCGACACCCTGTAAACAAGGGTAGATCTGCCCGCAAGTTTCGTAATCAGACACGCCGTACCAAGGGTGTCAATATCCCTGGTGTGATGCGTGGAGGTATCAGGCTTTGAGATGCCCTGTTCAACGCCGCTCACGTCCTACGTTCTGTCGAACGGGGACGTGGTTTTTGTAGAGCGAGGCGATGTTGTTCGGACCCAGTTATTACCGTGTGGACGATGTATGGGTTGCCGTATCGAACGCTCCCGCCAGTGGGCGGTTCGGTGTAAGCACGAAGCGTCGATGCATGATGAGAACTGTTTCATCACGCTCACCTTCGATGATGCCCATTTGCCGTTTCGTGGTTCGCTCTCGTACGAACCTTTTCAGAGGTTTTTGAAGCGGCTTCGTAAGTCGGTTGCTCCCTGTCAGGTTCGTTTCTTTATGTGTGGTGAGTATGGCGAGGTGACATTTCGCCCGCATTTTCACGCTCTCTTGTTCGGTTTTGATTTTCCGGATAAGCGGCTTCGTCAGAAGCGCGGTAAGTATCGTGTGTATGAGTCCGAGATGTTGTCTCGGTTATGGCCTTTTGGCCGTCATGAGATAGGAGATATGTCCTTTGAATCTGCTCAGTATGTTGCTAAATATTGTACTAAGAAGGAGTATGGTAAGGATGATGATCCTAGAGTTATAGCTAAGTATGGTCGTGTAGATCCGGATACCGGCGAGTTTTATATGCTTGAACGTGAGTTTTCCCAGTGTTCTTTAAAGCCGGGTATCGGTGCTACTTGGTATGCTAAGTTTGCTTCAGATGTTAATAATTTTGATGTTGTTGTTGTAAATGGTCAGCCTTCTAAGCCTCCTCGTTATTATGACAAGTTACGTAGACGTGTTGATAGGGAAGGCTATGAGGCTGCTAAGGATTTACGTCAGTTAGAGGCTATGCCTCGTCGTTCAGATAATATTGATTCTCGTCTGTCCGTTAAGGACGTTGTGCTTCGTAAGAAGCTTGCTTTTTTTAAGCGTAAAGGTGATCTCTAATGGCTTTGCTTTCAGTGTTTGCAGTTCGTGATTCGGCTACTGATTCTTTTGGTTTGCCTATTTTTCAGAGTTCGGCTCGTTCTGCAATTCGTTTGTTTTCGGATGAGGTTAATCGTCCGGATTCGTTGATGGGTTTACACCCGGAGGATTTTGAGTTGTTTTTGATTGGTACTTTTGATCAGGATAAGGGTATTTTGACCCCGCTCTCTCCTGAACAGTGTTGTACCGGTAAGGCCGCCGTTCGGCCGCGTGAGGTGTGATGATGTTTCGGAACAAGTCTGTTGATGCGCATCAGTTTGCTATGGTGCCTCGCAGTGATATTCCTCGTTCGTCTTTTCGCATGGAGCATTGTCATAAGACGACTTTTGATGCTGGCTATCTGGTGCCCGTTTATGAACAGGAGGTGTTACCTGGTGATTCGTTTAACGTCAAGATGTCTGCGTTTGCTCGTCTTGCTACGCCTTTGTTTCCGCTGATGGATAACATGCACATGGATTCGTTTTTTTTCTTTGTGCCTAACCGTCTGGTCTGGAAGAACTGGGTGCATATGATGGGCGAGCAGGAGAATCCTGGCGAGTCTACTGATTTTGTTGTGCCGTTGTGTATCTCTCCGCCCGGCGGTTATCCGGTTGGTTCTATTCAGGACTACTTCGGTTTGCCAACTGTTGGTCAGGTCCAGCCCGCTTCGACAATTGGTCATACGTCGCTGTTTCTGCGTGCCTATAACCTGATCTGGAATGAGTGGTTTCGTGATGAAAACCTTCAGGACAAGATTCCTTTGCTTACTGGTGATGGTCCCGATGATCCTGCTAATTTTGCCCTCATGCGCCGTGGAAAGCGCCACGATTACTTCACTTCGTGTCTACCCTGGCCACAGAAAGGACCCTCCGTCACCATGCCTCTCGGAACCATGGCGCCAGTGATGTACCCGTCGGGTACCGCTACTTTCGAGCTTGGCGTTGGTGGCCAGACCATGGGTCTGAATGCGATTAATGGCACCACGCCGGTGAGCTGGTCGTCAACGCCTACCCAGAGTGGTGTGGCGCAGTTGAAGATACAGGATGCGTATGCGGATCTCTCGTCGGCTACGGCTGCGACCATCAATGCGTTGCGTCAGTCTTTCCAGATCCAGAAGTTGCTCGAGCGCGACGCGCGAGGCGGTACTCGTTACACGGAGATTGTCCGTTCTCACTTCGGCGTTGTCTCGCCGGACGCCCGTCTTCAGCGTCCGGAGTACCTCGGCGGCGGTTCGACGCCGGTTGCGATTTCGCCAATTGCCCAGACGTCAGCGACCATTGCGACTCAGGCGGGGGATTCGACTACCCCGCAGGGCAATCTCGCTGCCATGGGTACGGTCGTATCTACTGGCCATGGCTTCTCGCAGTCGTTTACCGAGCACGGGATGATTATTGGTCTGGTGGCGATCCGTGCGGACCTGACGTATCAGCAGGGCATGCGCAAGATGTGGGGCCGTACGACGCGTTTTGATTATTACTGGCCCGCGTTTGCGATGCTCGGCGAGCAGGCTGTCTTGAACTGGGAGATTTATCACGATGGTTCCCCACAGGATACGGATGTGTGGGGATATCAGGAGCGTTGGGCGGAGTACCGTTACCATCCATCGCGTATTTCAGGCCTGTTTCGTTCCACCGCAGCAGGCACTCTGGATGCATGGCATTTGTCGCAGCACTTTACTTCCCGTCCAACGCTTAACAACCAGTTTATCAGGGATACACCTCCCGTCGAACGCATCGTTGCAGTTGGTGCCGGCGCTGGCGGTCAGCAGTTTATTTTTGATTCTTTTTTCTCTTGCAAGGCTGCTCGCCCGTTGCCGATGTATTCGGTTCCCGGTCTGATTGACCATTTCTAGAGGTGTCCTATGGGAATTTTTTCCGGTATTACGGATGCCCTCAAGGGGGGCATCTCGGGTTTTGCGTCTGGTGGCTGGGCTGGTGCTGCTGCCGGTGCGATTGGTGGTCTTGCCAACAGTGCCGATACGGTCGCCGATCAGGCGGCCAGTTATTACGGTCAGCAGCAGCAGAACCAGCAGCAGATAGATCTGGCGAATACGACCTCCGCTTTTAATGCGGCGGAGGCCGAGAAGAACCGGCAGTTCCAGACTGCGATGACCGGTAACGCGCAGCAGTACAACGCCCAGCAGGCGCAGGCCGGTCGTGATTTTGCGCTTGATGCCCAGTCCCGTGAGTTTGGTTTCAATGCTGAGGAAGCGGCTAAGAACCGCGGGTATCAGACCGAGATGTCTAACACGCAGTATCAGCGTGCTATGGCCGATATGAAGGCCGCCGGTCTGAATCCGATGCTTGCGGCTTCGCAAGGTGGAGCGGGGACGCCCTCGGGCGCCACCGCTTCTGGAGGGGGAGCTAGTTCGGGAACCGCTTCGGTCGGTGCCCCTTCCGGTTCAACGGCGTCCGGTGTGATGGCGCGCACCGATTCGGCGATGGGTGCCGCCATCAATACCGGGTTTACGGCCCAGAAATTGGGCGGTGAACTGGAGAACATGAAGGCTACGAATGCGCTGACTCAGGCGCAGACCGCGAAGACGCTGGCTGGTGTGAATACTGAGACCGCGAATGCGTATCTGTTATCGAAGAGTGCCGATAAGGTTGCTGCGGAGATTCCGAATGTTCATCAACAGCTGTACATGCTTCAGAACCAGACGGATAACGAGCGGCGTAAGGCTGATTTGCAGCAGGCCGATCTTGAGCTCACGCGCGCTAATACGGCCTATGTCGAGAAGCATGGTTCGCTCTTGGATGTGCAGGCTGCCCTGACTCGCGCAAATCTGACGATGACCAATTTTCAGATGCCGCAGGCAGCGAATGAGGCGCGTGCCCAGGGCAGTGCGTGGAAGCGCAATGTGTCGCCGTATCTGCCGGATATCTCGAAGACGGTTGGAACTGCGGCGGGTGCTGCTTCGCTCATGGGTTTCTAGATAGTAGTTTGTGTTTTAAATATATAGGTGTTGACCCTGAGCAATAGGGATTTACCCTGATAGGAGTTTCCCCATGTTTGTTCGTACTCCATTTAATTATGACCGCAATGAAGCCTCGGTGGCTTCTGGTCTGTCGTGCTCGGATGAGCCTCGTACCCAGCAGCAGTTCAAGGAGGAATGCGATATCAATACGATCGTTCGCAATTTTGGTCTGTATGGCGAGGTGCCCGCCAGTGTTGCCACGCCGATGCAGGGGGACTTCACCAATGTGACGGATTACCAGTCGGCGCTTAATTTGATTATCCAGGCGGATACCGCCTTTTCTGAGCTGCCGTCGGCTGTTCGTCG